CTGTTTCCGACTACCGATGATATGCGGGACTTTTCGAGAGCCCGGTTCGCCCCATTGATTCAGAAAAACCCCGAATCCATAGGTCGGTTTGTGAAACCTGGGGGTAAGGGAACCGACTCCGCAGGGTTGAAGAAGGTCCACGACGCCATGCTGTACTTGAGAGGGGCTACCCTGACCACCACCATTGGTATGGCGGGTGACGAGAAGGAAGCCGGGAAACTCCGTGGAGTGCCCGTAGACCGGGTTGTGTTCGATGAAGTCGAACTGATGAACCCCTCCGCGATAGCCAAAGCTCTACAGCGGATGGGGGATTCAGAAACAAAGCATGAGGTCTATATCTCCAATCCAGGGTTGCCGGATCATGGGATAGACTTGATATGGCAGCAGTCCGACCAACGATTCTGGTATCGAAAATGCTCCTGCGGTCGGTGGATGTCGGCTGATTTGGAGTTTCCGGAGTCTGTGCATCTGCGAGAAGACGATACGGGGTATATCGCATGCAAGAAATGTGGGAAAGAAGTACCCCCGTGGTCCGGACCGGGTACGGGAGAGTGGGTGAAAACACTCACAGAAGATAAATCTCTCATGGAAGGGCATCATTGGTCTCAATTAACAAGTGTCCGCAACGACCCCGGCGAGATTTTGAAAGAATTTCTCGATCCCCCCCAAGGGAATATCGACGATGTATATCGGCTGAGATTAGGTTTGCCACATATCCAGGCTGAAGACAAATTGAATGTGAACGTCATCCAGGAATGTTGTGGTGGAGATGCGATGTCATCGAGGCATTCCGGCCCTTGTGCTATGGGGGTGGATGTAGGTAAGGTGAAACACGTCGTCATTGGTACAAGAATCGGGGGGAAGCAGTATCGGATACTCAAAGCCGCCCAAGTCTCTACCTGGGAGGAAATCCACGATCTTGCGAAATGGTACAGCGTCAAAAGCTCCGTCATTGATATACGACCTTACGAAGACGCGGCAAGGACGTTCCAGAAGGAAGAATCCTACGAAGTCTTTCTGTGTGAGTATACGGAAAGCTCCATCGTCAAGGTCCAATTCAACCGGGACTCGGGGGTTGTAAAAGCCAATCGAACGGAAATCTGCGACAGAAGCCACGCCCTCTTCGCTGACAGAAGGGTCATCCTCCCCCGAAAAGACAGCCCCCAGATGAAGACGTTTCTCATCCAGGTCGGGAATATGGCGAAAGTCCTCGAAACGAACAAGCGCAGCGGACAGCAGATTTTCCGGTACAGGACAGTAGGGACAGGGGGAGATCACTACCGACATGCCATGAATTACTTCCTTCTCGCCGCCGGTAGGATTGGAATCGCCCGAGGAACCAAACAACGCCCTAAGTACGCAATCCACGAAGATATGAAAATATGATTGACAATGAACAAAACGAATGTAGGATAAGTTGTGCAACTTGTCTATCTTTAGGAGACTGGCATGGGTGAAGGCATAAGTGCCGAAAAGGCTTACGAAATCCACCAGCTTTTTCACGGTGTTCGTTGTCCTGATGCCCCAGACCCCGCTCGCCTCGTTTCCTATATGGAAGACGGGAAAATGAAATACCGCGTGGTCCGAACCAACAAAGACAAGGGAGTACGGCATGAGCATTCTTCCCTCCAAGCCCAAGACTAAGATGCCGCCTGTCCCTCCTCCCCCGGCTTTACCCGAAGCGGCTGAAGAGACTGAAGACGATATGGCAAGAAGGATGCAACGACGTAAGGGGTTCAAGTCCACCATTCTGACAGGCGCTGTAGAGCCTGGAAAGAAGAGTCTGCTCGGATGACCCCCAAGGATATCATTCTGCTTCGAGACCGAGAAGTGGCTCGGACAAGCACCTGGAGATCGGTGTGGCAGAAGACAGCAGATTTGGTATTCCCCAGAGAGAATCAGATCGACACCCAGTCGTATGCCGGAAGTCAGAACTCGACGATTATATGGGACAACACCGCCCAGCAAGCATCCAAAGAGATGGCAGCGGGGATGTCTGTATCGATATTTCCCAGCGGCCAGAAAGCCTTTGCGTTAGGAACGACCGAACCCAGTGAACAAGAGACTCGCTACCTTGCGAGAGCGACGGAGATGGAGCATGAGGAAATGTTCGCCTCGAATCTCATGCTGGAACTCAACGAAGCTTTAAGGTCGTGGGGCGTGTTTGGGACGTGCAATCTGTTCACCGAATGGACTGTGAAGGATGGGCTGGTCTACAAAGACTATGATATTTCCTTGTACCAGATTCTTGAAAACGCTGATGGGGTTGTCGATACCATCCTTCTCACCCTGATCCTCTCTGCCAAACAAGCTGTGCAGAAGTTTGAGACCATTCCAGACCATATTCAGAAAGCAGCGGACAAAGAGGAAACCAGCGGGGATATGTTCGAGTTCATCCATTATGCTGGGCCGAGAACCCAACGAAACCGCTCTCTGTCAGACGGGCTGAACATGCCCTTCGAGGACATGTATATTGACGTAGAAGGGACGGCGTTGGTTCAAGAAGGGGGATACGAACACTTCCCCTATGCAGTGGCAAGGTATTCCAAACGGTCCACAGAAGTCTTTGGCAGGGGGCAGGGGACGGACAATATCCGAACGGTCGAAGTCCTTCAGCAGATGACGAAGGATATGCTGGAGTTGCAGAACAAGCTGAACAACCCGCCTTTGTTGGTTCACCAGTCGTTCGAGGGACGAGTGAATTTGTCTCCTGGTGCCCAAAACACTGTGATGGAGATGGATGCCATCAAGGCACTTCAGGCCCAAGCTATCGGAAGTCACATTGATACCGTCAAAGCGATTGAGATGGAGCAAGAAGTCATTCACAGAGCGTTTTACAAAGACATCTTCAATCCCTTGAGAGATATAACTGCTCGCATGACGGCCAAGGAAGTCGCCGAGCGCATGAGAGAGGGATATCGACTACTCGCGCCCCCTGTGGCGAGACTTCAACGAGAACTGCTTAGCCCTTTGATTATGCGGTCGTTCCTCTTGTTGGTGAGGAACGGAGTGATTCCTCCCATACCCGAGTCTTTGTTGGGCAGGCCGTTCAAGATCGAATACCAAGGGCCTTTAGCTTTGGCGCTGAAGAACCAACAGGCAAGCGCTTTCCAGGAGTTTGCCTTTATCGCTGGCGAAATGTCCGCCATATTCCCGGAGGCGGCAGATTGGGTGGGTCTCGATAAGGCCATGCCCGACCTTGCGAGAGCAAGGGGTGTCAAGGAAGACCACATCCCGACCCGAGAAGAAGTCGATGAGATACGAAGGATCAGGGCCGAACAGCAAGCAGCTATGCAAGCGTTAGAAGCCTCACAGCAAATTGCTGACGCTTATGGCAAGACGACAAGCGCGCCGGAAGAAGGAAGCGCGGCCGGGAAAGTGATGGAATCGGTTGCTTAAAAAGGAAGAATTGAAACTCATTCAGTCTTATGTGAACGTGTTTGATAATCCTTCCGGCGAGGCTGTATTGAATCATCTTGCTTTTCAGTGCTACGATAATGAAACGACCATGTGCGAGCCAAGCGATGCACTATTAACCGCCTGCTATGAAGGCAGACGATCCGTGCTGTTGGGAATCCGAAGAATGATAGCGAAAGGAACACAATGACTGAAACCCAAACAACTGAACCCGTAGAAACGGGAGACCCGGTTGCGGAACCGACTTCATTCGTTGAGGACAGTGGAACCTTCAAGGAAGGCTGGCAGGACGCTTACGTGCCCGAAGATTTCCGGGGGCGGTCGATCTTCAATAGTGTCACCAGCATCCAAGACGTGATGAAGAAGATGGGGAATCAGGAAATCGTCCTCTCCAAAGGCGGGAAGATGGTAACTCCGCTTTCCGAAGAGGCCACACAGACGGAAAAGGATGAGTTCTTCACAGCCCTGGGACGGCCTACGACCGCGGGGGAGTATGAGCTTACCTTCCCGCAAGAGCTTCAGGAGCATATCCGACCGGAACTCGTCGAAGCGAGCAAGGCGGTATTCCACGAAGCGGGGCTCAATCAGAAACAGGTTGATGTGCTACAGAAGTTCGAGGAGCAACGAATCACAGCCGGGTTGGAAGACATGGCCCGCACCGCCGAAGCGGAACAAGCAGCCGTCAAAGAAAGCCTGGAACAGAAGTGGGGCGTCGATGCCTACAACGAGCGGATGCACTTCGCCAAAAGGGCCATCGAGGAAAACACCACCCCGGAAAACAAGGACGCGCTTCTTCAGGCTATCGGAAACAACCAACACATCCTTGAGTTCGTGGCCGAGATTAGTAAGAAGTTCAAGGAAGCTGAACGCATTGATCCGGACGGAACGGTCAAATCAGTGATGACCAAAGATGAACACTTAATGAAGGCAAAAGAACTCATGGAGACGCCGGGCTACACAAAGGGAACCTTGCCCCCGGCACAGATGGAACGTCTCCAGAAAGAAATCAGAGAACACTACGCAGCAGCAGAAACCCCGGATACCAACTGACCGGGTTGACAGTCCAAAGGACTCGTTTATCAAACGTTAAATGAAGGTCGTCCTCCTCGGAGACACACGACTGCAAAGTGACGTTACTTTCCAGTAATCCGAGGAGAATGAAATGGCTTACACAGGCGACCAACTGTATGGGAAGCAGTTCGGCGACACGATTGAACTTGTCGCCCAACAGCGGACCTCACTATTCAGAAGCAAAGTGGACATCAAAACCGTCTCCAATGCGGAAGATGCCTACTTCCACCAGATTGCCGAATTGGACCTCCCCACGGCAAACAACGACCGGCATGGGGACACCCCTAGTCGAGAATCCCAACTCTTGCGGAGAATGGTTACGCCCTATCCGTGGGAAGACGGTTATCTTCTGGACGAACCCGACGTGGCGCGTATGGTCACGGACCCCCAGAGCGCCATCGTTCGCTCCTGCGCGTCTTCGTTTGGCAGGAAGATCGACGACCTGGTTATCACCGCCGCTTTTGCCGATGTCGTTACCGGCAAGGCCGGTGGAAGTTCGGTGGAGTTCAAGGACGAATCCATTGGACTCAACGGAACCACCGGGGGTATCAAGACGACCCTTGGCACCCTCGCTGTGGCATCAACCCCCACCACGATGGAACTCCTGAAGATCACCGCGATGTCGGAAATCTTCATGGATGCCAACGTCCCGGAAACGGACCACAAGTATTGGGTGATTACGCCCAAGGACCATCGAGCGATGCTGAACATCGAGAAGATTGCCAGTTCCGACTATGTGAACGGGCATCCTTTGGTGGCCGGGTCGGTCGGGCACTTCATGGGATTCGATTTCTTCGTGTCTACCCGTTTGCCTCTGGACGCAGCCACTTCAACCGCGCGTCGGACGTTTGCGTGGTCTGAAGGGGGTCTGGGTCTGGCTTTCATTCGGGATATGCAGACTCGTATCTCGGAGCGGGCTGACAAGAAATACTCGACCGGCATCTACAGCAACATGGACCTCGGCGCTGTCCGTATCGAAGGCGCAAAGGTCCATGAATGCCTGACAGTGAAGTAACACAAGGAGCAGAAAGATGAGTACGAAATTCACTTTGCCTAACAAAGTCATTGGCCCGGAAGCGAACGCTTCTGTGGTCGATTGGAGCCGTACAAGCTCCGGGGAGGAACTCGGCATCAGCGTTGCTGAGACCACCCAGCGGTTTGTCTACGGAACGAGATACGTCACCTGGGATGGTCGGGTCTACAAGTATATGGGCCTGACGACCGGGGGTTGTGTCTCCTATCATGGCGTTGCATCAACGGCGGAAGCGGCATTGAGTTATACCGTCAATCCCCTCGCTACATCGATTGGGGGCACGTCGATTACCGCTACCGTGGATACGATCACTGAAGATCAGTTCTCCGGTGGATTCGCATATATTTACAAGGCGACCGGCGACAACTCGATCATTCGGCAGATCGTCGGCAACGATGCGACTTCTGGAACCACGACGAAGTTCTACCTCGAACGGCCTCTTGAGGTAGCGACCACGACTTCCGACTACCATGAGATTTACGCGAATCCGTATCGGTTGGTGTCGGGGTCCACAAACTCTACGGCTGCGTGGATGGGCGTCCCCACCGTAACTGCTGCAACGGGTTACAATGTGTGGGTCCAGACGTGGGGACCGGCGTTGATTAGCCCAGGCAATACCACCCTGGACGACGCCGCTGCGGATGAGCGAACGGTGTTCTGGCTCGGGAACGGAACTCTCGCCGAAGTGGGCGGCACTCCCACTGCCGGTGAGAACCAGGTCGCTGGATACATTCTCAATGCGGGTACGGGTGATATTGCTGGTCCGATGATTTATCTCATG